CTAATATTATTGTGCAGTATAACATGTCACCAGAGACCCTTACATACGAGGAAGAAGGCGACTTCACAATGGCGGCAAACGGTAGTCGTTACCGAAAAGATATTGAAGGTATCATACCGAAGGTAATCAAAAAGTTTTATGGTGATCGAGTGACCGCCAAAAATAAAATGCTCGACGCACAGAAAGAATATAACAAGAACCCCACCAAACGACTTGCCAACGAAGTGACCATTCAAGATAATACTCAGATGGCAGTGAAGATTCTTATGAACTCTCTTTATGGTGCACTCGCTAATCAATACTTTAGATATTTTGATCTTAAGATCGCTGAGGCGATTACTACCTCGGGTCAACGGGCAATATTGTGTGCCGAGAAAGCAGTAAACGATGAGTTACAAACTCTGCTCGGTACTAAGAAAGATTACGTCATTGCCATTGATACTGATTCAGTATATATCAATATGAACGATTTGGTTAAAGAGCATCGCCCCGCCAACCCCGTCAAATTTCTTGACCATGTTTGTGAGCATTTCGAGAAAACAATTGCCAGCGCGTACAAGTATCAAGCAATTGAAACCAATGCCTATGAGAATAGAATGGTAATGAAGCGAGAGGTAATCGCTGATCGTGGTATCTGGACTGCCAAGAAACGATACATTCTTCAGGTGCATAATTCAGAAGGTGTACAGTACGATGAACCCAAGCTCAAGATTATGGGGATTGAAGCAATAAAATCTTCGACGCCTCAGATCTGTCGCGATAAGTTTAAAGAAGTTTTTAATGTTTTGCTAAATGGTCAAGAAAAAGATGCTCAGAAATTTATTCGAGATTTTCGGTCAGAATTCAGAACACTTGAACCAGAAAAAATAGCATTTCCCCGTACAGTAAGAGCGATAAAGAAATACCAAGACCGCCAAATGATTTATGGTAAGGGCACACCAATGCATTCTCGTGGTGCATTACTATATAATTACCACGTCAAGAAAGAAGGGATCGAGAAAAAATACGAAATGATTGATGATGGTACAAAGATTAAATATCTTTATCTCAAAACCCCCAACCACATCAGAGAGAATATTATTTCTTTCCCCGAAAGACTACCAACAGAACTTAAACTGCACCGTTACGTTGATTATGATACAATGTATGACAAAAGTTTTTTAGATCCACTCAAACCTATCCTAGAAGCTATAGGATGGGAAGATGAACCAAAAGCAACCCTTGATGATTATTTCTAGTATTATCAATAACTTATATGCAGTTGCTTTTTGATAAACAATATCGTATAATAATATGATGTATTCGCTTACTTTATTCAAAAACGCTTTCGACAATAAAACGCACCGCGTATTATCTTTTGAAACTTGGAATGAGTTTGAGAAGATGCTTTTAAATTTATCAAAGAAAAATGGTGAAAAAGGTGGAAACAATTCTTCTCCTCTTATTAGTCCTGCTCGTTATATTGAATCCAGCACTCGGTCTAATAAAAACGTTACTTGTTGGGGCAGTTGGGCTGCTGTTGATGTGGACGACTTTGATGATTTTGGTATTGTGCCTAGCGTCTTAGAACCTACACTTCAACAAATCTGTGGTCAATATCAGTTTGTGTGTTATTCTACTGCTAGTAGTACGCCCATTACCCCCAAGTTTCGTTTGGTGTTTCCGATGACTCGAGAAATAACCTCAGAAGAAATACCTCACTTCTGGTTCGCTTTGAATAAACAACTGAAAGGTATTGGAGATAAACAGACTAAAGATTTATCGAGGATGTATTATGTGCCAGCAGAATACCCAAATGCTTTCAATTTTTTCTTTAAAAACGAAGGTCGTCATATAAATCCTGACGACTTAATGAGTGCTTGGGAATATCAAACGGCAAAGTCTAGCTCGTTCCTTGACCGTCTGCCGTCAGCGCTTAGAGAACAGGTTGTTTCTTATAGGAAAGAACAGTCACAAAATATAGATGTACACTGGACATCTTATCGAGACTGCCCTTTCTTCCCCAAACGTTTGGCACAAGAATATATGTCAATCACCGGAACAGGATGGTATTCTAAAATGTACCAAATTATGGTGGCGATAGCAGCAAATGCTATTAAAGCAGAATATCCCATTTCCCCGAAAGAAATCGCGGATATGTGTAGAGAGCTTGATAATGATACAGGAAAGTGGTATGATAATAGACCATTAGAGATTGAAGCAAATGGTGCAATTGAATTTATATACAGGAATTAAAATATGTCGTTAATGTCGAAACTAAAAAAGAACAGCAAGCTAGATCACACAGAGGTGCTGTCTAAGTCGGAGTTCTTTGCCAATAAAGAACAAATCCCCACAGACGTGCCGATGTTGAACGTCGCGCTCTCTGGTTCCCTCTCGGGCGGGATCTCTTCAGGGTTGACCGTTCTAGCGGGTCCATCAAAACACTTCAAGACATCGTTTGCTCTTAAAATTGCATCTGCATATCTTAATTCAGACCCTGAAGCAGTAATGATGTTTTACGATTCTGAGTTTGGATCTCCTCAGTCTTACTTTGAAACCTTTGATATTGATTTGGATAGAGTTTTGCATATCCCAATCACCAACGTCGAAGAATTAAAGTTTGATATTATTGCACAACTTGAAAGTATTGATAAAAAAGAGAAAGTAATTATTGTCATTGATTCTATAGGCAACCTTGCTTCGAAGAAAGAAATGGAAGATACTTTGAACGAGAAGTCTGTTGCCGATATGTCACGAGCAAAAGCACTGAAAGGTTTGTTTCGTATGACCACACCCTATTTGACGATGAAGAACATTCCGCTCCTCGCGGTCAATCATACCTACAAAGAGATTGGATTGTTCCCTAAAGATATTGTTGGTGGTGGTACTGGCATCTATTACTCTGCCGACAACATCTGGATTATCGGTCGACGACAGAACAAAACTGGTACCGAAATCACTGGATATGATTTTATTGTAAATGTGGATAAGTCTCGTTATGTAAAAGAGAAAAGCAAGATTCCAATCAGCGTTACTTGGGATGGCGGCATTGATGAGATGTCTGGTCTACTTGACATTGCCATGGCAGGTGGATGGGTTGTCAAACCATCTAACGGTTGGTATCAAAAACCGCGTGAAGATAAAAAGTATCGTGCTAGTGAATTGAATAGTGAATTCTGGAAAGACATTTTAGAAGACGCGCAGTTCTCTGAATTTGTTTCTAAGATGTATCAGATTGGAAATAAGACAGAAATCCAATTAGAACTGGAAGAAGAGTAATGAGTTTTCACGAAGGAATAGATTTTGAACTTATACCAACAGACGATGATAATTCGCAGGGTTGGGATATAAGAATCTTAAAAGGGGATTTTGTTGAAACTATTATCCGATTTGGTAATATTTCTTTTAATGGCCCCTTGAAATGTTTGAATTTTAACTTTACAATAATATATTCTCCTGACGATTCTCTTTCAGTTAGTAATGTTGAACTTCAAGAATTTGTGGGATCTATTCTAGAAACTGTTCTAGATGAAGCAGCAGGAAATGGATCACTCGCGACCAAGGACATTAATGAACATTGATTTAGAAAAAACTATCTTAAGAAACATTTTAACCAACGAACCTTTTATGCGAAAGGTTCTACCGTTTGTTAAGAAAGACTATTTTGAGGGTATCTACCGTGAGTTATTTAATCAGGTAGTGAAGTTTGTTTCCAAATATAATAAACTTCCATCCCTCGAAGCGTTTAAGATTGAGATTGATGAAGTCGGTCTTAATCCAGAAATGTACACCCACGCTATCGACATTCTTCCTGATATTTTTCAGGCAAAGAAAGAAGACAGTGAATGGTTATTAGACACAACTGAGAAGTGGTGTCAAGACCGTGCGGTGTATAATGCCATCATGGAATCAATCCAGATAATTGATGGCAAGCATCAGAAATTGTCTAAAAATGCAATTCCTGATGTGTTAACAGAGGCACTGGCAGTCTGTTTTGACACTAATGTTGGACATGACTATT